AGCACTCGTGGGTCATACTATCGAGGGGTTGCCTCAGGTCTGGGGACAGCTCATGGGATCTGTCATTTCTTTCATCATTCTGTGCGTCGTCAACGGCGCAGTCATCCGGAAGTCTTACGAGCTCACGACCGGTAAGGTGTGTGCTCTACGGGATACTCCTGCACTTGTCAATGGGGATGATGGCCTTGTACGGGCGTCTGCCTCGTTCGTGGAGGTTTGGTCCAAGGTGGCTGCGCTCTGTGGTTTGGAGCCCTCCCAGGGGAAGGTCTACTCACACCCGACTTTCTTGAATATCAACTCGACCAGTTTTACCTGTGAAGCTGATGGTGTCTTTCGATTGATCCCCTATGTCAATATGGGGTTGGTCAAGGGCATGACACGCTCTGGGTTAGGTTCGGGGAAGTTCGGCCTCCGTGAAGTCTTTGACACCACGGGGTTGACCCTGGGTTCACGACACCATTCTCTGATCGACTCCTCTCCGGAGCGACTCAGGTTGGATGTGCACCGTTTGTTTGTGAAGTGTAATTTCTCTGTGTTGTCCTCTCTGCGTTTGCCGTGGTTCGTGCCTGAGTCGTTGGGTGGCGTTGGTCTGAAACCGTTCTACTCTTACACCTTCGGTTTGAATGTGGAGGATTGTGTCAAGTCTGTCCTTGAAGTCGATGGAGTCCGTTATGGACCTTCTGACCTTGATGATGACTGCATGACCGATCTCCGTGATCGCCGTTGGCGTGATTTGTCTGTTCGGCGAGTTTCGACGTCACAGCCGGTGACGGTGCGACCTGTGTGGTCCTCCCGGATTCATTATCCGAGCCAAGTGCCCCGAAAGGGGTGCCACATGGATGACGCTGATGTGAGTGTGCTTGATGTATCTGCGTTCTACATGTGCCCCTCCCTCTCACGTCGGAAGGTTGAGGCCTCCCTTTATCTTTTGCGTGAGAATGAGCGTGCTTGGAGTTGCCTTGTCCGTCGCCGCTTGGCTGAATGTGTTTGACACTAGGCCGGCGTTGAGGGTTGAAGTGGCTCCCTGATCAGCTGTTGATTTCCATCGCCGTGAGCGGCGTCTTGTCTCTGGATTACCAGGACGTGGGATCCCTTCTGTGAGTCTGGTCAGGTCCCGGGGCGAACCCCG